TCGTTCATGGCTTGCGGTGTAGGAATTGTTTAAGAAAATCAGGAATGTCTGCGCCTTTTTTCTTTGGAATATCATATTCACCTTCATCCAGCGCAATCTCAAAAGTGCGGTCAAAGAACTTACGAACGCCTGCGGCGGAAAACGTGACATTCGCCGCAAGCAATGCGGGATTTTTCTTCACGAACGCCGTCCATAGTTCGTCTTTCGTCATGCGTATATCCTCCCGTCAACGATGCGGTAATTTGATACCTCAAAGCGCCCCTCATTGTCCGTCTCGACTTTGGCAAATCCAATGTTCCACTTGTTCAGCGGCATATAGCGCGGGTGAAGGTCGCAGAGACAGCCGAGGCTCCATGCGCTGACAACCTTGCCGTCTAGGTCGCTCTCGCTGTGCTGTGAAGTCTGATGAAAGTGCGAACACATGACGCTGACCTTAGCGCGCATAAACAGCCCTCGCGCCGGATTGACGGGATTACTGATGCTAAATCGGTATTCGTGACCGTGTAGAACGCTTAACTTTCCGAGCTTCACGGGGCGCATATCGTCAACGATTTCAATGCCGAGCTTGTCCGCGTGGACAAGGCGCGAAAGGTCGAAGTCCGGCACATCCAGAAAGACTGCGTGATCCTTTTTCATCACGTTCATAAATCGTTCCTCGTGGTTGCCGAGTTTCCAGATAATTCGTGCTTTTGGAAAGTTTTCGCGCAAAGTCTCTAAGAAAGCGATGGTGTCTGAAACTTCGCGGTGAAACGGAAACTTGCGCGGGTCAACCTCCCATCGGCTGAGTTTGTAGCAATCCATCAAGTCGCCGTTCAAAAGTATCACGTCGCACTTATCTCGCTTGCCTTGTTTGAGCGATAGAACGAGGCTTTTCTCATCATGGAACGGGATATGAATATCGGATAGAACAAGGCACTTGGATTTGCCGTCCACGTCGAACGTGCGCCAGTCAATTTCACGCGAACCTACGGGCACGCCCTCCCATTCTCCGGCGTTGCGCTTGGGGCGAACAATGTCAGCGACGGCTTTGCGCGCATTGCTTGGCCCCGCCAATCCCATTATCCCGCGCACGGTCGTCCTTGCGCTCTCTATCGTGGTGTAAAGTTGCGGATGGTCTCGGTGTAGCATCCTTGCAAGCGTGCGCGCCGGAAGCGTGGGGAAGCGGCGACAAAGATTGACGGCCTCGGTTTTCACGGGTGTTTCTTTCGTCATGGAATTAGCGCATAGGTTGGTTTGTGATTACTGTAAAGGATAAATTAACCGTTTTCACTTGCGCTGCGCCGATGGGGTGTCTTATTTTCAGCAAAACCAATCCCACAATGAAAAGATATTGGAGCACATTAACCGTTACTGAAAAGGAGAGAATGACGAAACAAGAGTTGATTGATGCTGATAAATTCGACGCGAAGCTAGATGATGCCGATGTGATCGCCATGCAAACCATAGATGCCGACTGTAACGATTGCCGCCATTTCAAGCGAGGGCCGATGACTAAAGTAGCCAGTCTAACTAGATTTGATGGACATTGCCTAAAGCATAACGCGCCATCGAAGGCATGGCCGACGCAATACAGCGGACATTCATGCTTTGAACATCGGCGCGCTTAAATCCACGCGCCAGCTGTCTGCGGGATAAACGAAACTCTTGGAGCTTGCTTTATCTGCGCTGGCTCCGATGGTCTAGGCTCTAGTTCTTCGCGCATCTTCGCTTCCAGCGCGTCAAAATTCCATTGGCGAAGCCGAAACGCGGCCATTTCATAGACGCTGCAATCGAGGGCTTCGTTGCGGGCGTGTTCTTCGTTTCGGAATCGCCTGTGCTCTTCGCCTTTCTTAAACTCCACCGTAGCCTTTTCAACGGTCAACTGCTGGAAAAACTTTTCGTCGTGATTCATGCCGTAGTGCCGATAGCCTTCCTCTTTTTCCTCCATGCGAAGGCGTGTGTAAATCAGAGACTTTGCCTCATCGCCGCCCACCCAATGCCCCTGAAGCTGTTTGACAATCTTTGAATAGCGGTTGTCAACTACGGGGTGCGGATATTGCGAGCTACCACGACACGCACGCACGCGCCCGCATAGCGGCGAGCCTTTCTTTTGCAGCGCGGCAAGCCACCAAAGCAAGTGATCTGCGCCGTGCCCTGCATCCACTAGGGCGAATGAAAGCGCGAGCTTGGCGTTTGGCGCGATTGCCGAGTCGTAGGTTCGCAAAAGCTCCTGCTCTAGCGCTTCCCATGTCTCGCTGCGTTTGATGTCGCCGGGAATGACAACGTGTTCCACTCCCCAATACTCTTGTTTGCGTCCGTAGCAGCCTTTGTGAACCTCCAAGCGATCAGGCTGAACGTCAACGCCTGCCACAAGGACAAGCGCGCCCTCTGGCATGAGTATCTTTGTATCAGTGGCGTAGTCCTCGCGCCGATTGTAGATAGCCGTCCAATCTGGCGGAGTTTCGTCTTTCGTGTCGGGGTTGAACGGTTCCGCGTCCACCGTGTTGACAACCACACGAAGGGATCGTTGCGGGTTGTCTGTGCGTTTCGCCGCCATTTCTTGATCGGCTATCATTTGCAGCGCGCCGCCCGGACATTTTATCGGGTCGGTCGGGTGCGGCCAAAGCATTGCGTTCGCGTGAAAGCCCCGCCGCCCTCGAAACTCCCGTTGCGGTTTCCAGTTATCGAATCCCTGCTTGTGCGCCATCGCGTAGCGTTGCGAGTCGTCCAACAATCCTTTGCAGCGCGGGCATTCCAGCCGTGCAAACTCTGTCTTGTCCTCTTCGTAACGAAGCATTGAGCGGTGCATCACGAACGGCTCGCCGCCGCAAAGAACGCACGTAGAGAACCATTGATTGCCGTCGCTTTGGCGCATCTTGGAGTCAATGCGCGAGTGACCTTTCGCGGGCTTTCCGTTGGAATCCAGAACGCAAAGGCCGGGATAACTGGCATACACGCGGATCGTGTCGGGATATTCGTCGCCGCGCTTAGCGAAGATGATAAGCTGGTCGCCTTCGTCGGACTCGATTTCTTCGATTGCGTCGATCTCGTCGGCGTAGAGAAGCGATCCCTTTGCGCGCCTCATGTCGCCGGGCGCGTTTGCCCCGAAAATGTCAATCAGCCCACCGGGAAACTTCTTGTGCAACATCGTCAAGTCGCCCGTGCGTTTCTTTGACTGACTGCCAAGGTAATGAAGGCAAGGTGTTGTGTCCGCCAGCTCGCCAACGAAACAATCCTTGCTCCATTTCTCGCCGTTGCTGTTCGTCGGCCAAAGGGAAAGGATGCGGCGTGGTTGCTGGTCAATCGAGTATCCAATGGCAAGCAAGACAACCGTGGATTTCATGCCGCGTGAATACAGCATAAAGGAGGTTTCAATCGTGCTGCGGTCAAACAGGGATAGGAACATCGCCTTAGAATATGGCGCGTAATCCCATTTGAACCGCCCGCCATTCGGCAAACGGTAGATTTGTTCAGCCCATTCCTCTGGGGCCATCTTGCTCCACGGCGCAAAGTTCTTCTCGATTTGTAGCGCGATGCTCTGGCGGTAGGATGCGGCTGAAATCAGGTCGTTCATGCCTTCTCCTTCACCTTAGCCGCAATGTCCCGAAACTGCCCGTAGATGTCGTTGATCAATTCCTCCGTTAGCGTCTTTCCCGTCTGCGCTTTGAGCATCGCCGCGACATTGGCAAACGCTTCCTCGTTGATCTGCTCCAAGGTTTCCAACGGCACACGCTCTTTGCGGAGCACTTCGTTTTGCAGGTCAATCTGCTGCTTCCGTGCAATCGCTAGTTCCTTTTGCGCCTGCTCGGTTGTGACAGCCGAACTATCTCCGTTGCTAGTCCCGCCGCAATAGATAGCTTCCAACAGCGCAGGAGCCTCGTATTGCATGGTAGTATTGCGCTCTCCGCCCATCGTATAAGGCAGATTCGTTGCCCGCTTCTTTATCGTGGTCGGTGACTTGCCAGTTAATCGGCTGGCTTCATTGACGCCAAGGTATTCCATAGAGTTGTTGAATTGGTTGGATTGGAAAGAGAGGCGCGCCCGCCGAGAATGAAAAACACCACAAAGAACTCAGCGGGCGCACGACGAACCAATGCACTGCTTGCAAGTAAGTGTCAAAACCTTTCTCTGTAAAATTGCTATAATCTTGACACGATTTCCTTTTTGCCTTACGGGTCGCGCCCGTTCGACGAAACGCAAGCGAACTTAAAACATTCTTCCCAAATCTCCCGCAAACACTGTTGCTAAAATCGTGAGCAAAACAAAGTGCTAAAAAAGCTGCATCATCGTTCACTCTTAGCA